CAACAAAACTCGGTCTTTTAACATTTCACTTTCTTTTAATTCAGCAAAATGGCCGTCTTGTAAGAAGTCATATTTAATATTGGACTGTATAACACTCCAATCTTCATCAGCAATAATACCTTTCAGTATTAATTGTGTTTTTAAAAAGTCATTAAATAGTTCTGTAAACTTCTTTCTTAATCTTTGAACAAACTTAGTAAACTTTAATTCATCTCTTGTAATTTCTGTAGAACGGCCCATACTAAAACCTGTAGATGGTTCTAATCTACTTACCGGTACATTTAAAGAACGATAAAGTTTTCTTTGGAAATATTCTATGTCGGCCATTTCTCCTAAATTTTGGCCACCAGGTAGAGTAGTAATATCTGTTCCTCTTCCACCTTCTCTTGTTGGTAACCAATAATCTTCCAACATATTCATATAACTTCTGTCGTCCCTAATTTCTCCTGTGTTGGCATCATAGACAAGTTTGTTTCTATAACGTGCCATTACATCTCTTAAATATTGTTCTGCCTTTTGTTTAGGCAAATTACCAACATCTATTTTGAAAATTCTTCTTTCAGGAGCTCTTGCTATACGATAGATCACAACAGCATCTTCAATCATTCTTAATTGATTAACTGGTTTAATTGCCTTATGTAAATAAGACAAGATCATATTTTTATTTTGATCTACTAAACCTGAAGAACAAAAAGCAATTGTATCGGCCGCTATTCTTACGCCTGAACCTGATGTCGCACCTGCAACACCCTTTTCATTAAACATAAAATATTCTTCGTAATCATTTTGTATTGATAGATCAGCTGCACTTCTTGATCTTTTTAATTCTCTTACTTTTTTAATTTTACGTGGGTCAATATAACGTAGTTCTGTTATACCGTTTTTAGGATTTTCTCTATCAATAAGTTTTTGATAAAATATTCTACCATCAACATACCATCTTTTAAATATTTCAAATCCTTTTGTACTAAAGTTCATTAACTTTAATACGTTTAAAAATTCTTCGTCTATTTTCTTTTTAACATCCGGACCATAAGGTAAATCTTCTAGTATAACTCTTACAGAATCTTTTTCTTCACTAGAAACAATTGCCTCGTTGCAAATATCTTCTATTGCTTGATCGCACTCTGGATGTAATGAGATTTCTCTATAACGTCTTACGAGGTCGGCTTCATTTTTAGCCGTGCCTTCCATATCAAGGTAAGAACCAAAATAACCTCCAGCAGCGACGGTTGTTGTACCGTCATCTGCTTGAGGTGTAGTAAAGTTTTGTTTTGGATCTTGCTCTTGCTTCTTTCTGGTTATTTGAAAACCAAACAGTTCAGCCATAATTTATATTCCTTTACTACTACTTATAATAGTTTTAAGTAGTCGTATTTGTTTCAAAATATTGATAAGCAAATGTTACAACAAACTGTTCAATTGCTGTTTGTTCGTCATACGTTAAATCAATAGCGCCGATTTCTTTTGGAAAAGCACCTCTTAAAGTATATGATTTAACAGTATTACCGTTTCTATCTAGGTGGTCAATAAATGCGTCCACTTGATAGTCAGCAGGATTTGTTAATCCTTCATTGTCTGTCATATTGTTGATACCATTTTGCCATCTTTCAAAAGCATTTCTCACTTTGAAGTTTGTATCGTTATAAACTGTAACGGTCCAATCTGCAAATGTTCTATCTCCAGCTATTTTGATTGATCGACCTCTAAACTTAACGTCAACCTCTCCAATTGTCATAGCAGGGATAGATGTAGCTCTGCATAAGAAAGCCAGATCTTCTATTTCGCCACCAACTTGAGCGTAACCAGGAAAAGGCATTACTACCTTAAACTGATTGGCACGAGCGCCTCCGCCAGCAAGTTTAGCTTTGAAGTCATTAATGTTTGCCATTTTTTATTCTCCTATTCTAAAATTACCCAGCTACTTCTTCGAAAGAAACGCCAGTTCTAGTTGCAACGAATTGTAAAGTGATAAAGTTGATACTTCTAGCAGGTTTTACAAAAATCTCCGCTACAAATTCATTTCTATCAATTACTTCGCCTGTGTTATTAGTTTCATCACACACTACTAAAAAGTCTGTGATACCACGTCTGCCTTGTACCTCTCGTAAGAATGGTTCAACGATATTTCTAAAGTTTGCTCTAGTAAACTCGTCATTAAATTCAAACAATTGGAATTTAGAAGCAGTAGAGATTGCTTTTTCTAAAACGATAAACAATCTTCGTACATTGATTCTATCAAAAGCAGATGGAGCACTCAATCCAGTTTTATCACCGAAAAGAACTGTACCTTGTCCAGGAAAAGTAACGACTGCGTTAACTCTATTTCTGTATAGGTCATCTCTTTGTGTTTTATTTGGATTGTAAGCCAATTTAACTGCACCTCTAATAATACCTCTATTAAAGCCAGCTGGTGAATACCAACTGTCTGCAACTAAATCAGTTCTTGCTGATAAACCAGCAATATCTCCGTTTAACGGTACAAATCTGTACACGTCATTGTATCTGTCATACTGATATTTGTAACCACTGTCAAATACAACATAAGAAGAAGAACGTATTGTGTTATAGAAACCAATTACGTTACTTGTTTGTGTATTTGCATTTGCTACGTTAACTATATCTGATCTCTCAGGTGATACGAAAGCAACTGCGTCTTTTCTATCTTCTGCAATTGATATTACGTTATCAACGTGAGTAGCATCACCAGCACCAGCAATAATTAAACCTACATCCACTGTTTCAGAATCTAGGAATTTTTCGTATGCTGTTTTCTTTTGTGCATTAGTTATAGCAGAACCATCAGAACCACTTTGAAGTGATGTTGATGTTGGTGTTGTAACTGCTGTAAATGTTACACCAGAAGCTGCACTGCCCCAGTTTGAACCGCCTGAATTATGGTCCATCCAGTAAACATACTTAGACTTATTAAGTATAACTGTAGGATAATAATTAGAGTCCCCTTGAGGTGATTTTGCATCTGAAGCTTTAGAAAGTTTTGAATAAACTTCTAAAACTGTATTTTGTGTTCCTGATATTACACCATCTTCATCAACCACTATTACGTGGATTTCATCATTTACACCACTTCTTGTTGAAGCGTATGGTGAAGTTCCTGGTGCGCCAGAAACTTGATCGTAGAATCTCCATCTACGTCTAACATTACATCCGTTAGTAAGTGCTCTTTGTAGACCACCTGTACCTGAAGGATGTCTAACGATAGTAATAGTATTAGTACCTGTGTTATTAACAGTTACTCTATACTCGTGTCCATCGTCATAATCACTTGTTGCTGCTGTTGTAGAAAAGCTAACTATATCGCCAACGTTAATTCCTGTTGATGATGTTAATACTACTGTTGTATCTCCAACTGCTGTTGAAGCATCTGATAAAGTAGTTTTTGCTGTTTCTTCGTAAGCTGTTGCTGAAGGACATATTGAAACTAGTAAACTGTTTCCCCAAGCGCCTGCTGTTCTAGCAGCCCACTCGCCTACTGATCCTTGTCCTGTAGCATAGTTATTTGTATAATCTGTGTCGTTCTTAATAACAAATGAGCTGCCTGAAGCAACTGCGTTTGCTATTGAAGAATTTTGTGCTCGTACTACTCTCAATGCGTTTGAGTATTGTAGAAAGTTGGCAGCACTAAAAAAGTCCTCAAAGTTATCTGAGTCTGGTTTGCCAAACGTATCTACTAATTCTTGCTCGCTAGAAACCGTTACGATTTCATCTAAAGGACCTTTTCTAAACACGCCTGCAAAAGCACCTACTGAAGTAGATACTGCTGGAATGATTCTTGTTAGGTCTCTTTCCTGTACGAGAACACCTGGTGATACTTGAAATGCCATTTCGGTTTTCTCCTTTTTATAAATTAGCTAATTGTTTCATATAATCCAACATTCGTATTATTCATACGGCCATAGTCAAAATTTCATCTACATCTATTTATAAAATGCGTATTTTGTACATTTTATTCGCCTTTTCTGATTACAGGATGCCACGTTTCTCCATATTCATCTTTAAATGGTTGATTTTCTTCTGTTGTTATACCATCATCTATAAAGCCAAAAGGCGCCATATCTTGTTCTATTATATTGGCCTGATCTTCATATAGTTTTGACCTTACATCAGAATTACTTAATTCTTTGAAATAAGGTTGATTTGATAACCAGCCAAATATAATAAGACAAGTCATCAAGTCATCATTACAACCTTCTTCAGCCATCCAAGAATTGTGTCGTCTGGAAAAGGTAGACATTTCTTCTATGATATTAAAATCGTTTATAACCAACTTATCTGATTCTATAATTGTTTTTAAATTAGAACATCCTATTTTTTTAATTTGTTTAGTCATACGAATACCTAACTGACT